CCCAGATGGAGTTGTCGGGTTTCACAAAATGCTTCATGGTCTTAGCTCCGGAGTTCGTTCCAGGCGACGAGCGAGACGCCTGAGGTGGTGATGGAATAGGTGGCCCCTGCCGGAACGATGAAGTTCACGTAGAGGGTCTCGGTTGCCGCTGCCTGTTGGTTGTGAATGGCGACTCCGTTCACATTGCCGACGATGAAGTTGCCGCCAGCCCCAGCGATGCCCCCAGCAATCACTTGGATCGGCTGGGTCGTCGAGTTGGTGTAGGTCGTGCCATAAGCCCGGCTACCTGTCACAGTTTGCCAGGTCTGGCCTCGACCCAGATCAACGAGATCGTTGGGGTTGAGCAGGACGAACTTGTCGAGGACTGAATCGTAGGCCAGTTCGAGCCAATGCCCGGCTCCAGCGATATCCCCGACCACCAGGGCTTGGTTGTTGCGCTTCACGATCGTCTTCGCCGCCAGGGTGCCGGAGTTGGGCGTGAAGGTCGGGGTGGTGATCGTGTTCGATCCTGCCGCCCGAACGAAGTAGGTCAGGCCGTTGATGAAAGCCGTCGGGACTGGGGCGAAGACCGCGGTGATCGCATCAACGGTGCCACCCGCGGCCGCGATGCGGGTGGTCGGGCCACCAATGGCCGCTTTCAGGTTGGCCACGAAAGTGGTCAAGTTCCCATCATCGACTGCGTTCGGCCCGAAGTCGGCAATGAGCTGGGCGACTGCTGCCGCGACGAAGGTGGCCTGACGCCACACCGTATTCAGCTGCTGGCTCGGAGCGACCCCAGCGGTGAAGCCATTGGCAAGGAGGGCGGTCAGAGCCGCATAGGCTGCGGGACTGAGAACGTTGGCGCCACCCCCGGTGGCAAAGGGTTTGAAGTCGTTAGTTCCTGGCATGGTGTTTCCTTAGAGTGGTGAGGCCCACGCGCCAGTGTCGAAGCCGGCTACGTAGTTGTTTTGAACATCGAACCCAAAGATGGGGCCGCCATCGTTGGTAGTGATCGCGTAATTGACTTTCACGCCTTCGGGTTTGGGGACCAAGAGGCCATCAGTCAGGAGGGCAAGCTGTAGGGGGTTCGGTTTGATCCCGGCAAGGCCCACGGTCATGGACATGTCCTGGTTGTCCTCAACAAAGATCAGCGTACCCCCAGTGCCAAAAGGGAGGAGAGCATCCGCAGCACGATCGACCGGGACCGCATCCGTTTCAATGAAGCTGGTGATTGCGGATCCAACCTCTGCCTGGAAGCCGTCCAGATAGATTGAGCGCCCTACCGTGAGTCCTCGAACTTTCAGGCGCATGGTCACCGGCCCAGCCGCCCCCGTGGTCATAGTGAAGCCCCGACGTTGCCATGGTCCCGGGAACCCAAGGCCACTCACCGGGACCACGGTCACGATCCCCAGGGGACTGATCTGCTCCAGCTGAACGGTGAGCCAGTTTGACGGGGTGAAAGCAATGACCTTGTACCAGAAGCTAAACACGAACTGGGTGTTGGCCGGGAGAACGATATCCTGGTAGAGTTCTGCCGGGGCGGTCGCGACCGTGAACTGAGCCGCGACTTGAACCCCATCAATGCCAAGGGTCGCGTTCGGTGTGATCGTCCATCCCGAGTTGACCCAGGGGGATGCATTTGGCTTGCGTGACTTCAGGAGGTAGTTACGGGCCGCCGCTTCAAGAAGCAGAACCGGGGGCGTCGCCAGATTGAAGGGGTCATAGTTCCAGCGCGCCACGTTTGCCAGGGCCGTCCCCATCAACCCAGCAGCATCGAAGTAGGTGCCCGGGGTTGATCTGAATACGGCCTCCTGATCACTGGCGAAGACTGAGTTGATGATCGTCAGGAGTGAGGGTTTGGTCCCATCCCATCGATTGGCCCCGATCTTCGCCCGGATCAAGAGCCGGAAGGTGAAGTCATCGAGATCCACGAGCCCTTCACTGGGATCACCTGCCCCGAACCAGACGCCGGCATCGAAGCCGAGGGCAGGATCATCCAGGGTGAAGTAGACCCCGCTGATCGGGACCGAGACTCGCCGGGTGATCCCAACCCATAGGCCGATGGCATCGAGTTGATCACCGACGGCCGTATCGAGATCAAAGGCCGGTGGCATCGCCAGTAGAGCGATCAGGTTGTCAACGAAGCCTTGAGTCAGGGCTCGCAGTGACGCGATGAAGTTCGGCTTATCGCGGTGCTGGTTCGTGACCAGATTGACGTAATCGTCGGTTGAGGGCATTTAGACCACCGTCAAAGTGATATCGGAGAGAGTGGTGATCGCTCGCTCGTTGAAGGCCAGGACCAGATCGGAAGTTCCAACTGCCCCCGGTGAGATGGCAATCTGAAGCGAGGTCACGTTGTAGGTCAGAGAGGCAGGAGCCCCGTAGAGTTGAGCCGGCAGGTAGAGCCGAACCCGCTCGATGTCATCGCCGATGAACAGAGCATTGATGTAGTCCATCAGAGCCTGCTTGATCTGAGCCCCGATGGCAGAGGTATAGCCCCCATTCAGCGGGTGAACCGAGATGGCCACGGTGATCGTTTTGGGAGTCGGCACGTAGAACCTGATGTCGTGGGGAATCCCCATACTATCAGGTACCACCACCAGGGTCGTCCCATAGGTGTAGGCACCTGGGGTTTTCTTGTTGGCGATGGCGGTGGCAATCTCCGTGGCATCTCCTCCCAAGACCACAAGGCTGATGCTGTGGGGAGGCAAGCCATTGACGTCGGTGGCATTGGTATCGTTCTCGTAAGCCTTGACCTGGGTCACCCCCACGATCGATTGAACCGCACCCACGATCCCAGCCAGCACCGTCAAGGAGGGCAGGGCAACGCTGACCGTCTGGCGCTGGCGCAGGGAAGCATCACTCTCAACCGGGGCGCCTGGCGACGCCTCGGAGGCATTGGTGACCGTCTGCCATCCCAGGGTCGGGGTGATGATCTGATTGACCGCCCCCACAACCGCCGTAATCGACCCAGGAACGGTGCAAGTCGCGGTCACGTCAATTGACCCACTCAAGGGGATTACAACCGAGCTGGGCAGGTCCCACTGGTTCCCATTGGCATCTGCCACGATGCCATTGGTGATGATCGTGCCAACGACCCCGTCGATGGTGACTACCACCTGGCTGTTCGAGGCAACCGCGCGAGCGATACCGTTGATCTTGACGTTGTTCGAGAGCGCCGATCCTTGCGAGGTGGCCGGCGAGAAGGAGGAGTAGACGGTGACGGCCCCATCATTCACGTCGGCGATGGCCTTGGCGATGATTGCCAGAAGCTGCCCGTCCTGCGAATCAGGATCGATGTAGGTGTCTGTGCCGTAGATCCCCTGAAAGGTCGCCCGGAGGGACTGGTAGATGTCATCGTAGCTCGGAATCGAGATACCGGCGTCGGTGATGGTGGGCCCCAGGGTCGCGAGTGGGTAGCTGGGCATTTAGAGGATCTCCGTGATGGTGATGGCCCCGTAGATCGTGTTGACGACCGCCGTGACCGTGAAGTTGCGCCCCTCGACTTTGCTCGAGTAAGAAGCCAGGGACTGGACCCCCTTGGTATCGAGGATCCGCCGCTTGATCTCGAAGTCCCGGGTGCCCTGGGTGCGATAGCCGAGGATGCGTTCAAGATCGAGCCCCTCCCGGGTATCGAGGAACCATTCCCCGACCATCAGGCGCATGCGGGTTCGAATCGCCTGCGCCACGGTCTCCGGGGAGTTCGTCAGAAAAGGAGCCCCAGTCCCGAACTGGTAATCGTCGGTGGGGCTCAAGGTGCGATATCTCATGCGACTCCTCCCGTCAGATTGGCGCCGGGCTGAACGCCAGTATGCTGATGATCGGCATAAGCCTCACCATTGATGATCAGGGCTCCGTTGATGATCAGGGCTCCGTTGATCTCAATACCATTGATGGCCTCGAGTACCAACTTGCCCGAGGGGTCTACTTCGATCTTGACCGTGCCCGACGTGTTGCGGATCTGGGCCTTGGTCGTGCTGATACCTCCGGGCACCCGCGGGACTGAGTTGAAGCCAGGGAAGACCATGCCATCACTGAGATCGTGCATCCTGAGTTCGGCCTGGACTTGAACCCCACCACTCTGCCACCAGGCATCGATGCAGCGACTGGAGAACACGACCAAGCAATCATCACCCGCGGCGACTGGGAACGTCATCGTCAGACCGCCACCCCCAGGGAAGAACACCGGGCACTCGGTGAGTAGGGGGATCTCGACCCACTCGAAGGATCCGTCCGGGTTCTGGGCCCGAGCCTTGATCGCCGGTTGAACGGTGCAGGTCTGGGTGGCAGGATCGAAGCTCCGGACGATCCCAGGGAGGGCCGTCCAGATGACTGACTGAAGACCGTCAAGAGCGGCCAGGACACCCGCCAGCTGGTCGCCTGATCTTTCGCGTCTATCCATGAAGTCCATCCTTTTTTTGGTAATATCGGGACCAGCGCCGGGCCTGTCCCTCCAAAATACGCTGCCTGGTTTCAGGATCGGACCATTGCTTCATTGCTGCTTTCTTTCGTTTCACTAAAGCATCTGGTGAGGACAAGGCCACCCGATGGGTAAGAACTCGAGAGTCATCATTCCAATATGACTTCAGGGCAA